TAGGATTCAAATTTGTTTCTATATGACCAGTCGGAAGCTGATTTAATATCATCGACAGCATCATTAATGACAATATCATATGAGCCGCGAATGCTATCGTCACCAACGTCCAGATGCACGGTTTTACTATCTTCATACTGTACCCCCGCTTCCTTTAGCAATCCCTTGAAGACAGCTTCAACGATGTCTCCAAGCATCATGTTCATTATGAATGTGGTAGGGAAAGGCAAGGCAACTTCAGGTTTGTTCTTCTCATACCATAGCTGGCAAGTAGGTCTGCCAACATTAGACATGCGAATCCTGAAGTCACCTCGCTTGTTTCCCCCACCAAACTGACGCTTCAGTGCATCGGATATGTCTGCAGCTACCTGATTGATGGTAGTCTCAGACATGGTACTGTCACCCTTGACAGCACTATCCATGTACTGATGTAACGCCAGTTCAGCAGGATGGTTCATTACGCCACCTCTTCAACGTCAATGATGTCATTGATGTCCAACTCATCCAACTCATCACCATCACTATCCCCTGCTTTCTCTGCATAGGCATTGATGATGTACTCGTTGTAGTTCTGAACCCATGACATGAAGTCAGCAAAGAGGTCTTGGTCTTTCTGCTGCAGTTCAACTGTCTTGGTAGTATCCATACCAGTCAGAGGTAGGTAGAAGCTATTACCATTAGGCAGCTTACGCTCCTCAGTAGTAAGGTCTACTGTATGCTGGACAGGTAGACGCTTCATCTTAGCCAGCTTAGTGAATACACCACCGACTGTCTTGAATGCGTCACGGTTCTCTACTTCCCAGATGAATGGGGTAGACTCCAACTCAACAGGATTACCGTTGACATCTTTAGGATTAATCAACTCGACATTGCCAAGCACTACTCGTACCCGCTTGATTGACTTGATTAACTCTTTGGTAGCTTCAGGCAGTGAAGCATAGTCTTCAATCCAGCCAGCAGGTTTGCCACAGTTGTAGCCACCATCGTTATCCTTCAAGTCCATGTTAAGGGTATCAGCCATAACAGTCTTAACGTAACGATTAGGTTTGCCAGCACTGCCCATTACAAACTTCTTGTACATGAAGCGTTGCATGAATGGACGGACAATAGCAGACTCAGCGTAGTAGGTAGGGCCATCTGGAATCTCCAGCTTGTATGTACCTGCCTTAACCAAGATGCTCTCTGCACCAAGAATAGCAGAGTGGTTGATGCGTAGACGAGCAAGGAACATACCCTGCTTCTTAGTGGTTGCTGCTTCGTTAGCCATGCCCATAGCTTTAGCCATCTCAGCGTAGTTGTTCGTATCAATTGTTGTAAGTTCAGTCATATAATTAACTCCTTTTCAGTTGTGGAATGCATAGTTATATCAGGTTACGTCCTTGGTGTCAAGCCAATTCGGGCCTATCTTTGCCTCTAATAATAGAGGTACGTTGAAGTCAACTCCCCACCGTAAAGTGATGAGTTCAGGTAGTGCATCATTAGTAGCAGCTATGACATTGATAACCTGCGCTTCTTCGTCAGGGTGTACGTCAATGACAATACTGTCATGCACTGAGTTCACTATACATGATTGCATACCCTTTAGCAAGTCATCAATGTGCAGCAGTGCAATAGGTACAATGTCTGCAGTAGCGAATGATTGCACAGGGTAATTCTTAATCTGTGTAAAGTGAGAGACACGCCCTGTAGATTTACGTACCACATCAGGGAACGCAAACTCTCTGCCACTAGGCGTGGTTATCTTTTGTGTGTTCACAGCTTCTTTAGCCAGTCGGGAGTGCCAAGCGGCAACTCCTTTGTACTTCGCTGTGAAGTGTTCGTAGTATGCTGCTTCGGCTTTGCTTCTGCCATATCCTGTTGCGCCGTAGAGTGGAGCAAACGTATGCGCCTTCGCATCCTGTCTACTCGTAGGCTGACCAGCATCACTAATAACTTTAGCGGTGTATGCATGTACATCAAATCCAGTAGATACTTCTTCAATAGCCACCTCGTCCTGTGATAAGTAAGCGGCAGTACGAAACTCAAGCTGCGCAAAGTCAGCTTCCATTATCTTACCACCATCCCATCGTGACACAAACACTTTCTTTACAGGGAACGTGCCGCCACGTGGCATGTTCTGCATGTTAGGGTCTGCACCAGAGAAGCGACCAGTTGATGTGCGATGCTGTAACAGACGCACATGCAGCTTGCCATCACTCTTAGTGTATAGCCCAATGCCATCAACGAATGATGACAGGTAGGTATCGACAGCGGATAGCCGCCGTACCTTGTATAAGAAGTCAACTGCATCATCCAGTCCTCTGGACTTAGCTGCTGATTCTAGTACCTCTAGGTTCTGCTTGCTGGTAGAGAATCCGTTAGCACTTGCCCACTTAGGTGTAGGTGGCTTGAACTTCAGCCCCGCCACGTCCACAGTAGGTACAAGAGTATAGCCAGCCCCACCACAGCGTGAACATTTATTTGTGTTAGCGAATGGGCTTCCATCTTTCTTTACCTTTCGTATCTGTCCAGTGCCGTTACATTCACGGCATTGTTGCGCTACTGTCTTTTGTACACGCTCAGTACCACCAGCAATCAGGCTGCGAAAGTCTGCATCTGCCATGTATGGGTCAATAGCATTACCCCAATACGGTTTGTCCAATACCTTGCGGCTGTAGATAACCCAAGACAATTGCTCTGGGCTGTTGAGGTTGATAGGTGTATCACCCATCAGCTTACGTACATGAGCCTGTAAGTCAGTAGTAAGTTGCTGCTTCTCTTGCTCAAACTCACTGCGTACTTCTTCTAGCTTAGTCAGGTCAACGGCAAAGCCTGTCTGATATATCTTAGTCAGACACTTAGCCACACGGTTAGTCAACCGTGCAGTAGATAGCAGACCTGCATCAGCCGTAGTGTTAAGGCGATACCATAGTTTGTTAGCAAGCTGCTGAGTAGCATGAAGGTCAGCAGATAGATACTCACACAACTCGTTGTATGGTATGTCTCGTGTACTGTAGCCCTGCTTGAAGTACTCCTTGAGTGTATCCTGCTTCTTCGTATCCAACTCGTAGCGTTCTGCACAAGCCTCTAGCGATAGAGGTTCCTTCAGTCCACGCTGCAAGACATACTCAACAAGCATAGTATCAAACACTGCACCATCATACTTGAAGCCTGACTCCCATAGCCATAGCAAATCATGTGCCACGTTGTGACAGATGAGTACAGTAGCTTGGTCAAGATACCACTGCACACGCTCATGGTAGTCAGCTTGACTAGGTACATCTGCATGGTCAAAGGGAAAGTGCTGCTCAACACCTTGGTCATTCAGTACGCCCACCATAGTCAATGAGTTGTTAGGCTCAAAGGGGTCTAGGTGTAGCTTACCACCACGCTTGGTGACTGTGTTCTCTACATCAAGTACTAGCTTCATCCTTCGTACCTCGCTGTCTGATAGTTGAGTTCACAGTTCACCATGCCATGCCAGCCATTCAACTTGTTCTTGACGATGTTGATATGGCGTAGTGGGCTTTCTTCTTCCTGTCCTTCTACACTAGGTGACTTACCAATCAGTATCATCAGGTCAGCTTCAGCAGCCTTACCTGTACGTGAGCCTTCCATCATTGATTGGTTAAGCTGCGCACGACCTTCAGCATCTGCTGATAGCTGTGACATATAGAATACGGCACAGTCATAGGTCTTTGCAATCTGCCTAGCGTAGATAGCACAAGCCTTCAGTGCCTCATCTGGTCTGGCATAGTTACCTGCCACACCAAACTTGTCACCCATGTCTAGTACTAGAATGTCGGGCTTGAATGATTTACATACAGACTCAACCCATGCCATGTCTCTACCACCTGCATCTTTAATCTTGATGTTGTTCATCACAGGTTCGTACATGTGCTTGGCCTTAGTCATGTCATCTCGCACCTCTCGTGCTGTCATTCCAGCCGCTGCTGTTAGGTATCTAGCACCGACACGGTGGGTAGGCTCTTCATTACATAGGATGATACACTTAGCACCCTGTGAGGCAAACCCACCCGGCGCAGCAATCAAGCTGGCATGGAAGGATGTCTTACCAGTGTTAGGTCTAGCACCTACTTCGATAAGCTGACCACCCGACACACCCTCTATCTTGCGGGTGACTGATGGTATGTTGAATGCCCACTTAGCTTCCAACTCAGCTTTAGCCATGAGAGTTTCGATAGTGATATCATCCCATTCGATATTAAGGTTGGGGATGAAGTCATCACCATATCTCTCAAGTAAGTTACGCAATGCCTCTAGTGTAGAAGCATCACCGTTGACCATATCGAATCCGATATTAGCAACGTCTTCTCCAATCACCTGCTGGAATAGTTTGGATAGCACCTCTTGTGCTATGTCACTACCCATAGGCTGCTCACGCTTCACCTGTGCAAACAGGCTACTGTATGAGGCTTTCTGTGCCGTAGTCAGAGTAGGATTGTCAGACATAAACAATGCCTCAATCTCATCTGGTGATACGGTACGCTCATACTTGTCCATAGCTGTGTCGATAGCTTTCTTAATCTTTCGCACATCACTACTGAACAATCGGTCAGGACACTTGGAACCACGATGGTCATCGTAGAACTCCTTGTCCATCAAACTTCTAATCAGTGATAATTCCATTTAGCTTCTCCATATCTTCGGGGTTACGATATTTCAAGTCATCAGTCAAACGTAGGACACGAACATCGTTCACGTATCCACGTAGTTCCTTTGCCATCTGCAAAGTCTTGGGTAGCGCATCGGGGTCTAACGCTATTACGGCTGTCGAGAACTGTGCAAGATACCTTTTATGCGACTCTTGCAAACTTGTTCCAAGAAGCGCAACCCCGACAAAGTTACCGTAACCAACAACGGCTGCACTCACACAGTCCTCAACAACAACTGCGACTTTACCACACCCAGCGGTATAAGGCAAGCCACTTTTTCCATATCGTTTCCATTTAGGTAGACGATGCCCAGACAAAGACCTGCCTGTACCATCCACCATCTTACCTTCTTGCATGACAGGGAATACCACACGGCTTTCCTTTACATCATACAACAAACCTAATTCATCTATATCTAATCCCCACTCATCACACCACCTGTTCATGTACACATTGTCACGATGGGGTATAATGTAGGTAGGTAACTCAAAGGGTATAACATCATCGGCAAAATCTTGTGCATTACCCATGCCAGCCCTGATATCCTCTACCGTCATGTGAACACGAGTGCCGCCCTTGACACCGCATGACATACGATAGCAGTTCCATACCAAGCTACCCATGTTGTTAGTCACAGTAAAGGTACGCTTGCCGCAGTTAGGACAAGCCATTCTCTTAGTATGACCATTAGGTATATCTAATTCACTTACTATATTATATATGTTCATAACTATATCACTTTCTCTGCGGCAGTTAAGTGCTTTTACCATGAGACTTACGAGTTGTCAATGCATTATTTGCAGAGGCGTAAGTATTTTTCATGTATGGCTTAACTGACTGCGGGTTAGTGTGTCCTGTAACCGACATGATTTGTCCCATAGGTACACCTGCCTCAACCATCTGTGTTGTACCTGTCCTTCGTAAGTCAGACAGTCTCAGTTCATCAGACAGCCCAGCTTCGCGCATGACAGCCCTTCCAGCTTTAGACAGTCTCTCCAAGCTATAAGGGTGGTACTCGCCCTGTACTGGGCTGGTTCGCGGCACAACGTACTGTTGAAAGCCAAAGTCCTGCTCCTGATGTATCAGCATATCATACAGGTCATCTTCGATAGGCAATGTTACCTGTGACCTACGCTTAGATTGCTCAAGGAATAGTTTCCTATTGGCAAAGTCAAAGTTATCCCATGTAAGCAAGCGCATGTCACCTAGTCGCTGACACCATTCGTATGCCATGTGTACTATCAGGCCAATGCTACGCCACTCAAACGTACTGTATGCAGTGTCAAGGAATTGACGCACGTCATCCTCAGTCCACACCACCTTGCGTTGCGGTGCAGACTTACGCTTAACATTAGCGAATGGATTGATGGTGGCATACTCCATATCAATGGCGTATCTGAATACGATAGATGACACAGTGCAGACATGGTTGGCGAGGCTGATACCCCGCGCAACCCAGTCTTCGTAAGCATGTTTAGCTTGCTTGCTTGTCAAGTCTTTGTACTTTACATCACCAAATTCTTTACACATTACACTCAAGAAATACTTATAGTCTTGTTTAGTTCTGTCGCGTAACATACTGAAATCATTGGATGTATAGTACTTGTCAACTAATTGCTGCACTGTCTTCATAACGCTCTCCTAATCTCTGTGTCCATAGGCTTCGGCATCCTCACCATTTCTGACAACACACCCAGCGGGTGCTTCATCACAGTTGGGGTAGCTGTAACAAACAACGTGTCTATCTTCTTCATAGACTTGTTCTTTTATTACCTTGAGTTTGCCGCTGCCTGTTAAGTTATAATAACTTGGTATACAAGCACCCGCTAACATGGATAGGAACTTTTTCTTTGCGTCATCTATGGTTTCTGCTACGACTTCTGCATGTACCATACCATCTACAGACCAAGGACGAAACTCTATAGTGTACTTGGTAAACTCAACGCAAACATCCTCATCATCATCATTTATATCTGTCATGCTGCAATCAACTCATTGAACTGCTTGCTTTCAATCCACTGTGCTACCTTGGCCTCACGCTGAAACATATTGACAGCCTGTGTATCGCCAGCAGTATTGCGCAGCTTGAAGCCATTACGCTCATCAGCATAGCTTGCATAGTTAGTGAAGGCAGAGTACAACGCCCAAGCATTGTGTCCTCTGGTGTTAGCTTCCTGCTCATACAAGCGCAGCATCTTGTCTGCTGTCTTGTCTGACTTCAGTAAGGATTCAAGCATAGGCTTGACATCACCAAAGAAGATAGGCTTGTTAGCCCAGCCTTGCAGACGCTCAGACTGTGCATAGAAGTCCTGCTTGCTACGGTTAAGCTGACCAATGAACCTGTCAAGGCTGAAGCCGCTGGTATTCTTGCGGCGTACCTTGTCATGCTCACCACGCACCATGCCATTGGTGCAGAAGAAGTCGATAGCACCAAACAGTACAGTGTTTGAACACGTACCATCCACACCATGCAATGCAATGATGCGCTGGGCTACCTCAGTCTCATGCTTCGGGGTAGTAATCTTAGCCTTGACGTTAGGCAGGGTCATGTCCATCATAGCCCAGCCATTGTGATGAGCATCACGCCATGCAATGTTAGCACCGTCTACCTCATGTGAGGAAAGGTTCTCTGTCACTGTGTCCATGACACTGCGAAAGAAGTCACCATGTGATGCACAGGTGAAGTCCTTGCCAACGATAGCGATAGGTTGGTTGGTGTTGTTGTCGATGACATACTTCTTGTCAGCTACACGAGTAGGCTCAAAGGTTACGTCAAAGTCTAGGTTCTCAGGGATATATTCTAACATGTGTATTCTCCTTTACAATATGATTAGTATTAATGGTAGTATGGTAATCCATAGTAACAAGTCCATAGTTATACTCCTTATTACATAAGATGTCAACCGTGTTCACGGATATCAAAGTTAAACTCATGGCGCAGCCTGTCCTTTGCGTCTGCCAATTCTTGCAGGTCATAGGCAGTAATAGCTTTGATACCACCCATGTCAGGATACAGGGCAGTGTCTAGTATCTCATCTAGCAACTGGTATACCTTGATGACAGCAACCCGCTGGTCAAGAGACAGCTTGGCTATACGGTCACGGCGTTGGATACGTTCCTTCTCACGCTGCGCTGCCCAATAAGCAATGCGTTCATCTTGTGTCATGTTCTCTAGCTTTTTAGCCATCTTCTAACTCCTTCTGGAACTCAGTCCATGCGGCATGAAATACCTCGTTGAAACTATGGTAGTTGGCATCCTCAAAGGCAGCAGACGCTACCTCAAAGATGTCTTGCCCACTCCACTTGACTGCTTGGGATAACTGTATCCCTTTGATTTCATTACTATTCATTACAATCATCCTCTTCAAATTTACAACGTGTCGTGTAGTATGCCATCATCATAGCAGCCATCTCTGGATAATATTCCCAATCAGGTTTACCACCAGAATCAAACTGATATTGAATCTCTGTGTCAAGTGCTACCAGTATGGCGTTCACTTGTTTCTTTGGTAATTTAAGCGTCATCATTGTCATTCTCCTTTAACACCATTGGTATTCGTAATCATAATTGTACTCAGTATCAAGCTGATGCCACGCCTGTTCATAGGCATAATCCCAATTAGTATGATAGCCTGTGGCTATGTCATCATCAGCAATACATTTTGCCCAATGGTCAAGGCTAGGCTCATGGTCAAGTGGTAGTTCTTCCATTGTCAATCTCCTTTACCATTCTACAGGGTAGAACACTTCTACCATGCTATCACACTTAGGGCAAGTCAGTATCGTGACCATGCTAAACTCATCACCACGATGGTCATCGGGGTTGATGTCATGGTCATTGCCCCAGATTAGTTCTGTATCTTTACAGTGCCAGCAGTTCATGTGTCAATCTCCTCTACTGTAATCTCTGCGTCATAGTCAC